GTATCAGTCCATGCTCAAGGCCGAGGAGACCATTCAGCGCCTAGATATCCAGCTCGATCCGTCCTCTTCGTTAATGGTTTCCCCGATTCAGCGGGCCGACCTCAACCTGGTGACGAAAAGTTTTGAGAAGGCACTGGTGGAGGACGGTTCTTTCGAGCACCAGCTGCCTTTGCTGCTGCGCCCCCTGTCCGGGGATCGGGTCATTTTTGATGACTGGTCCAAGGAGTTGAAAGACTACCCCATTCTGCAAAACCAGGACCCCCAGGATACTGATCTGGGCGCCGGGCTGTCCCAAACCATGAACGGGTTTGCCGACCGCTGGGAAGCAGCGTATGCCCAGAACTACAAGATCCTGGCCCAGCCCGATCCGGTTAGCCTGGGGGCCTCGGCCGTGCTGGCCACCCTGGTGGGTAGCACCTTGAAGGATCTGGTGCTGATGGGTGCCATGCTCAGCAGTCTCCAATCCCAATTTCACAAGCAGAAGATGGGTGATTTGACGGACAGTCTGGTGGGTGTGGTCTTCCCCCGCCTGATTTCCGACTTGAGCCGGCATGGGTTTCAGATGGACCGGTTCGTGGCCAAGGCCCTGACTTCGCCGGCCCTACAAACGGGGGGTCTGGGGCAATTGATGAGCAGTTTGAGATTACTGGGGAAACCGGGAACGGTACTGAGCCAGAACCTAACCAACGCCTTATCCCCCCAGTCTCAGGGCACGGCGAAAGCCAAGAAGGAGCCGGCTTCGGCGGCGTCAGTTCGGTCTTTGCCCCAGGGGGTAAAAGTGTTGGGTGCCACGCTGAATTGGTCGGTGGATGAAAACAAGCGTCAGTCAGCGTCGGTCCAGGCCAACATGGAAAAAGCCGTGGACCGGCGTCTCAACGAGACGGGCGACCGCTTGGAGATCCTGACCCATCTGAAGTCCCTGTCCGCGCTCTCGACTTTGATTAAGGGCTTGCAACAGACCAGCAAGGCTGGCAGTGCGACGTCGGTTCCCCCCGACCCTACCCAGAATCTGCAGGCCTTTGGCCAGGTTCTCAATGGTCTGGATTCTACGACCGGGACGACTTACACCGTGGGTGAAGACGGCGAGCTTTTGCCAACGCCTCCCGCCCTGCCCAACCCACCCCCTGAGGTAGCCGCGCTTCTCCGCCGGGGCGGGGTCGACCTGAACAATATGAACAAATTCAATCCTGTAATGATGGGGGCCCCGAGTGTCTAAAGCTACCACCAGTAAAGCTCTTACCCTGCGAGAACAGAACCGCCTGGCCCGGCTGATTCGCCTCGATCGTTTCCACAAGGGGATGGACATTCACCCCATGACGGCCGTGGTCAAATCCCGGAAGGCCAAGGCTGGAGAAGTACGCTTCCGGCCGATTACGGACGGTCTGGGCGACCGCTCCAAGATCAGTGTAAACCCAGGGCTGGTACTGACTGAACGCCAGATGCAGGCCCACCAGAAAGATGTAAATTCCGAGGAACTCCCTAAAGTCACCCAGCGGATGCGTGCCAAGCTGCAGAACCAGACGGACTTCCTGAATTCGTACTGGGGGTGGGTGGGCATTATCCAGCCGGAGTACGAGCTGCTCGAGCCCTGGACGATCTATGACACGGAGTCCTACTTGGCCCGGTCCGTGGAACGCAAGAAAAGTCTGATGTTCAGGAACGGTTTCCGGTTTATCGGGGACAACGAGACTTTCCGCAGTTACCTCGAGAAACGTTTCTCCCAGCTCTCCTACATGATGGAGCAGACGACCGAGAACTTCTTCAAAGACATCCTGCTGAACCTGCTGCTGACCTCGAACTGCATTGTCCTGAAGATCCGGGACAGCGGGGCTTCGGGAGGCAAAGCCAGCAAAAAGAACCTCAGCCGTGTCCCGGTCGCGGCTTATACCGTGATTCCCTCCCACACCATCTACCCTTACCTGAACGGCAAGGGAAGGGTTGAGAAGTGGCGCCGCTTCTTTGCCGACGGTCGGACCTTCGAAGACTATGCCATCGATGACATTATCCATTTCTACTGGGACCGCAAGCCCGGGCACATCTTCGGTACACCCCGCACGGTGCCGGTCAAGGACGATATCCTGGCCCTGCGCCGCCTGGAAGAGAACGTCGAGCTGCTGCTGATCCATCATCTCTTTCCTCTCTTCCACGTCAAGGTGGGCAGCACGGAGGAACCCGCCGACTACGCGCCGGACGGCTCGAGCGAAATTGATGTGGTCCGGCACGAGATTGAGAACATGCCCAAGGAAGGCATGTTCGTCACCGACGACCGGGTCACGGTAGAGGCCGTCGGGGCCAAGAGCGAGACGCTCGACTACGATGTCATCATCAAGCATTACAAGCAGCGCATCTTTACCGGTTTGGGTATCAGCGCCGTGGATATGGGCGAAGGCGATACGGCCAATCGGAGCACGGCCGAGGCGGTCAGTCAGAACCTGAAGGACGGGGTCAAGAGCGACCTGGATTGGTTTTGCGGACAGGTCCAGATGCTGATGATCCGGGAGCTCTTTCAAGAAGCCCCCTTCAAGCTCTCGGTCCAGAACGCCGTGGCCAACATCCGCCTGGCCTTCCCCGAAATTGACGTGGACAACATGATCAAGATGGAAAACCACGCCCTCAATCTTTTCAACTCACACCTGCTGACCGAGGACGAGGCCCGGCACCGTATGCACCAGGCGCCCTTCTCCCCCACGGACCGTAAGAAGACCCACTACCAGTTGCATGTTCTGAACCTGGCCCTGGCCGTGGCCAAGGCCAAGGCGGCCCTGGGTCCTGCGGAATCAGCCGCTACCCCGCAAGGTAAAAGTCCGAAGACCAAGGAGCAGCCCCAGAACCAGCACGGCAAGAACCTGGACCCCCATAAGGCCAAATCCTCCCGTCCCTTCAATGCCCTCTACGATGCTCTCCGGCAACTGCACGGGGATCTGCAAGCCGAGGGTAGCCTGGAAACAGACTGGAAATCTGAGTCGGAGAAGAGCATTCGTACGTTTTTTGACGAACTGGGCCATGCGGCGGCTGACAGTTCCTATACTAACCAGAAGCAGATGGAGTTAGACCAGCTTTGTACGGAGGTCGTGCTCCTGGCAGGTGAGACCCAAGATCTGGACCTGCTCTTTGTGGCGCTCGGAGATACCCAGTCAGCTTGGCTCTCCGAAGATGAGAGGAATCGTGAAGAAGACCCCCAACGTATCGCTGCCCAGTAAAGCCCCGGATCCGGTGCTGAATCTGCACAAGGCTCCGCTGGCGCAAGTAGTGAACAACTTGGGTAAGGCCTCCGGCCTTAGCCCGCAGGAGCAGAAGAACCGAGCTCTTGAAGTCAGTGTAGGACCCCAGAGGTAGACCGTTCATGCGTTGTCTGCTCGGCATGCGGGATTTCCTGACGTTTCGACCCAAGGAAGTCCTGGAAAATAAGAAGACGTTCTTTGAGTGCCAGGACGAATCCAGTCCCACCGGCGCGAGCCTGTTGGTCACTCTGGAGGCGACCCACTCGGGGATCATCAACGGCAACCAGCGGTTCTACCGCCCCGATCGCATGCAGGCTTCGGTACATACCTGGGTCCAGGATGGACGCCCGGCCAAGCCGGTGCTGGTCCGCCATGACCCTGGCTCTGATCCCCTGGGACGGATTCTGAAGGCCAGCTACATTGACCTTTCCTATAAGTATGCCAGCGACTTCCCCATCGTGAAGGACACGGTGTTCTATAACACCGACGCGCGCAAGCGTTTCAATCTGTACGATTCGATCGATTGGATTGTCAAGAATTTGATGGGAATGCAGGACTACCGCGGCCTGGGTTACTGCGAGCTGGGAGCCCGGATTACCCAACCGGAAGCGGTGCGCAAGGTCCTGAATGACGAGTATCTGACCGTGTCCGTGGGTTTTACCACCGACCAGGGTCTTTGCTCCATCTGCCATACCGACTGGGCGGTCGATGACCGCTGTGAGCACCAGATGGGCTCCACCGTCGATGGCAAGCGGGCTTTTCTCATCTCCGGGAACTTTGACTACCAGGAAATGAGCTTTGTCAACTTCCCGGCCGACCCCTTTGCCGGCACCATCAACAAGAGCCAGCTGGAGGATAGCCTCAATCGGATGTTCTTCCTGGGGTTGCCCCTGCAGCAGCAGGCCACGATGCTGAGTATGACCGACAGTCTGTCAGGTATGGACGGGCTTTACGAATCCGATATTCAGCTGATGGCCGAAGATGAAATCCCATGTAACGAGGACGGTGTCATGGCTGAAGCAAAGACTGTAAAAGCGGAACTGCCAGGTGTGCAAGTTCCCGTGATCCCCGCGGCCGCCGCGCCTGAAACGAAACTGGACCTGAACAAGATTCTGGACGAGGTTAATTCGCCGGAGCTACAACCGGAACGGGCTTTTGCCCTCAAGACCGAACTCCAGGCCTTCCAGCCCGAGAACACCAAAGACACGAAGCTGCACAAGCGGGTGGTCTCCACCCTGACCGCGCAGATTCGCAAGAACGGCTGGGAAGATAAGAAGGACGCTCTGACCGCCGAACAGGTGGCCGCCAAGATCGCCATTTTGCCGGATGTGCTGGCTGATATGTCGGTGGAAGCCCGCCCGAACTATATCGCCCAGATCGCTGCGGAAGCCAAGGCTGTGGGACTGGAATTTGTTACCCCAAGCTTGGATAACCTGGAACCGGTGGCCGAGTGGACCCCGGACCAACTACCCGAGGAAGACCGCGGCTACTTTGCCGATCCCGAAAAGCTTTACGCGGACCTGGTTGCCGAGATGGCGGTCGAGTCCCCGGATGCCAAATTGAGTGCCGCAGCCCGAAAGAAGCTCAAGAAGTCGGCCTTTTGCGGGCCCAACAAGAGTTTCCCCGTGGCGGATTGCGCTCATGTGACCGCTGCCCGCCGCCTGATTGGGCGGGCCAAGGTTAGCGACGCGACCAAGGAAAAGATCCTGGCCTGTGTCAGCCGCAAGGAAAAGTCCCTGGGTTGCGCGGGCAAGAAAGATGAGCAGGTCCCGGTGCCGGCAGCGGCGCCGGTTATTGAACCTCCGGTGCTTGAGACTTCCTTGCTTGATGAACTGCGCGCCAAGGGTTTGCTGGACGCCGCGGACGCGGTAGGTACGGATGGTCTATCGGCTCTGAATGCTCTGGATAAGGCCTACAAAGGCTTGAAGGACGAAGAGAAAGACCGCCTGCGTTGGGCCACCTCCGCCCTGCTTGAGTATTGGAGCGCCGGTTCCAGCCTGGAATACTGGAAGAATCGCCTGGCGGAAGGGGATAAAGACCACGTTCTCCTGCCGGCCGCCGAACACGATAGTCTGCGGGGTGCCCTGACCAAGGTGGAAGAAGATCTGGCCAAAGCCCGCAAGTCCACGGATACCTGGGAAAAGACCAGCTCGTCCCTGGTAAAAAGTTTGAAGCGCTCGGAAGCCACCCAGCTGGTGATCTTCCGGGTCCTGAACGGGGTCAAGGGCTATCAAGGCCTGACTACCGATCAGTTGATTGCCGAAATTGACCGCCTGGCTCTGCGTACGCGCGAGAGCCTGGAAGACAGCCTAGAAGACGTCATGATTCAACTGGACGGTTTCCAGGCGCCCGTTGGGGAGAAGCCCGCCGAGGCTGCCCTAGAAGTCGGGGATAATGTCACCCTGACCGATCCGCCAGCCCCAAAGGTTCCAGTTTCCGATTCAACCAAGGTTCGTCGTTCCGCTGCGGAACGTGCCGCCATCTTGATGAATCCCAATGCCAAACAGGCTATCGAGACCTACGAGTCCCTAAAAGCCAAGACGGCTAAGAAGGAGTAAATTCCATGAGTTTCGACATCAACAACAACTATAAGGGCACCTTTTACGGAAAGGATCGGTTGGGGTTTACCACGCCCGATGTGGATGCCTCTGACTGGCCGCGACCGTTTTTGCCTGTCTCCTATCCGGCCCCTTGGCTTCCCATCCGCCGGCGCGATGACGCGCATCCGGTCGGTGGCGGAGTAGTCATCAGCACCGGCCAGCTGGTCGGTCTTGACAAGTCGGGTGCTTTGATCCCCGCCGGCACGTTCTGCGGCGCCCAGGCCCCCGAACTGACGGGTACCCGGATTGCCCCTCCGGCCCACGCGGGTGTCGGTTTGAGCGATATCGGCGTGGCGGGTCCCTACAACGGTGTGGCGGATGCCGTCTTCACCGTGAAGATCTCGACCGCCGCCGGCACGGACAAGTTCGAGTGGAAGAAAGACGCCGGCGCCTTCAGTGGCGAGATTTCAATTACCGGCGTAGCCCAGGCCTTGTCGGATAACGTCACGGTGACTTTTGCCGCCACGACCGGCCATACGGCCGACGACACCTGGACGATCTCAGCCAAGGCGGCCGCCGGAGCCAAACTCGGCAATTATTGCCTGCTGGTCTACGGGGCCGACGATGTGGGGTTCAGCATTAACCCGCAGACTGGTGCCCGCGTGGCCGCGGCTGGGGAGCATGTGCTTCTGGCTGCCCCCTCGGATGCCACGACTGGCACCCTGACTCTTCCTAACGGTTCGACGGCGACGCTGGTTCAGGGTGATATTGACTTTGCCCTGGTCTGCGACCTGATCCCTGGCGGGTACGCCCGTGCTTTGGGCTACGCGGTCCGCAACATGTGGCAATACATCGGCGGGGTCAACCAGACCGCCCCGGTGCCCGCGGGCGGCATCAAGTACAGCCTGGACGGCATGAACCCGACCGGCCTGTATGTTCACAACTACATGCACGAAATGGGCAATGCCATCCAGACCAAGTTCTGCGTCCGGGTTCCCTGGATTGGCGCTACCCCCAAGACTCTGGCAGGCTACGGCACCAACGACGGCCTGACCGGCTACTCCCAGACGGACTTCTCCCGTTCCTTTGCCCACTTCACCGGGGTCAAAGCGGACGCCATCGGCAGCCTCTTTCCAGGCGCGGCCGTGGTCGCCAGCCGGTTCCAGGGTGCTGGAGACTCCGGCAACTACGCTCCCTACGATCCGACCAAGAACAACGCCGACGAAATCATCGGCCGGGTCCTGGGCGTGGAGCCTATTTACCCCATCCTGGACTACGCCAATCGGGTACGCACCCAGTTTGAGCGCGGCCAGGAGCAGGTCGGCCCCTTCAAGGAGCCGAACGCGGCTATCGGTTTGATGGGCGGTTCCGCCACCCGCGGTATCGACTACCAGATCAACCTGGCCACCAATGGGATCTTCCGGATCGCCAAGGACCTGGGCAACAAGACGCTGCGCGAAGAGTACTTCACTTACGTGTACGTTCACGTGAGCTGCTAACTAACCAACTGTCTGTTTGGGGAGCTTATGCGCCTCTTGACCTGCATCGTGAAAGGCAAGGCGATCTTTGTCGGGAACGACCTCCGGTGCAACGCTCCCCGGCAGGCCGGCGGCCCCCGGGCCGCCTGTAACAAGCTGGTGGCCCGCAAGAATGCCGAAGGCCAGCTGGCTGGAAACTTTCAGTGCGAACGCTGCCGGCAAGCGATTGAAGTAAAACTGGTGGTTCCGGTAGACGATTCACATCAGTAGATATCCCGCCGAGGTTCCCACCGAGAACCCACCTAGTCCAAAGTGAGGGCGACTCCATGTCTAAGAAAGACCTACTTGAACTTAATCTGACCGAAGACGAGCTGAACACCCAGATTAGCCGGTTTGACTCGATCTTCCGTTACAACGGGTACGACCCGGAAACCAAGAAAAGTGTGCAGATGAGCGATGCGATGGATCTGCCGAGTGCTGCTTTCCTGATCCCGCGCGTGCTCACGACTTTCATGCAGGAAGGCTTGGAGCCCATGCTCGTTGGGTCGAGCCTGCTGCAACGGATCCAATACGTCCCGGGGATGCAGACCGTGTTCCCGGCCATCGACGTGCTTACCGCGCGTGAGGTTGGGGACGGCATGTCCTTGCCGATTTTCAACATCAACGTGGGAGGCGGTCAGACGTTCGGAGTGCATGTCAGCCGTCACGGTTTGGCTCTGCGGATCAGCGAGCGCTTTATTCAGGCTTCGACTTATCCCTGGATCCAATACTGGATGCGGCTGGCCGGCAACGCCCTGGCTCGGCACAAGGAAGAGTACATCTTCAGCTACGTTAGTGCCATCGGCACCAGCGTGTTCAACAACTCCGCGACTGCTCGGGCTAGCGCCTCCACCATGCAGCCGATCAAGGGTGTCACCACGGGACGCAACCTGAAGGGCACCTACAACGGCAGCATCACCATGGACGACATCTTCGATCTGTATGCCCAGATCCTGTCCCAGGGCTTTATTCCGGACACGATGTTGGTCCATCCCATGACCTGGTTGATGTGGGTCAAGGACCCGGTTCTCCGTGAGTTCGCCATCCAGGCGGGCGGGGGCAGCTTCTTTGCCCAGTACACGGGGAATGCCGCGGCCCAGGCCAACGCCTTCTTCAACTTCAAGGGTCTGGGAGCCGGAGTCGGACAGACCGGCCAGTATACCCAGGGAGCGCTCGGTGCCGGACAGACCAGTACCGCCCAAGGGTTGCCACAGAACCAGACTTCAGGCCCGGTGCTTTCGAACTACCTCGGTCTGCCTTTCCGGATCCTGGTCAGCCCCTTTGTCAGGTTTGAGCCCCTTACCCGGGTCAGCGACCTGATGATGTTCAACAGCTCCAACCTGGGCGCCTTGATCGTGGACGAAGACCCCCATGTGAACAGCTGGAACGAGCCGCAATACAATATCCGGAACATCGGAATTGAGGAAACCTACGGTCTGGCCATGCTCAACGAAGGCCAGGCAGTGGCCACGGCTCTGAACATCAGCGCGAAGCCCAACGAAGTTGTGTTGCCGGCCCGTTCATTCCTGGATGTCTCGGCTACCAGCTTCGAGCAGTTGTCCAGCATTGACAACTTCGGTGCTAGCCCCACGGACGTCCTGGACGCCACGCGGGAACCAGCTTAATAGCCCTCGTCGGGCTTACCTGTGGCCCGTCCAAGCTAGAGAAACGGCCGCTCACCCTGCCTCGGTGAGCGGCCGCTCTCCCTTGTCCGGGTGCCTTTGGTGCTTTCCATCTTTGGACTACACTGGGCTTGGAAGCTTGTAGACCCACCTCTTATGGAGATCAAGATGGGCATGATTCAGGTTCCTCCCCCCGCCGACTACAGTGGTCGGACCCTAGCTCTCAATCCGGAAAAAGCTCGGCGGTTTCAATGTGGACACTTTGTCTTGTTCCCGACGTGTCCTTACGCGGTGGTGCAACCAGAGGCGGACATGGGGTCCCTGCGGCAGGGTCTGCTGGAGGGCCGGCTGCTCGATATTACCGACCAGCCCCGTGCCGGGGTCAAAACCGAGCAGGCCACCCTGCAGGCGGTCAAGCGGGAGGACATCCCCGGCAAGATTGTTTATTTCGTTCGCCAGAAACTGGATGACGGCACCGTCGGGATGGTTATGGCCGTCCCCAAGGATGAATCGGAAGCCCAGGACTTCGAACTACAGCTAAAGACGACGGGACGCCTGGTGCTGAAGGATCTTAAAAAGACCGAGGCCTCCGGCCTGACTTCTATAGCCGTGACGGACATACCCAAGTGAGCACTCCTCCTACGATTATCGCCACGACCCCGGTGCCCAATGACCCCGACGTGGTCCTGGGCTCGGCGATCATTCTAACCTTTGATCAGAAGATCGATACCTCGACTCTCAATGACGCCACCTTCAGCCTGACCGGCCCGGGCCAGAGCGGTATTCTGACCACGGCCGAGCTGCTGGAGACGGATACCAAGATTGATGCGGCCCGGGAGTATGTGACGGGGGCCTTCACCTTTGCCGAGATTACCGGTGGAGATGAGGTCAAGAGGACAGTAGCTACTTTCACCCCCGACAAGCCCTTGCGGCCGGGAGCCGCGTATCTGGTGCTGGTCGTGGGCTCGGGGTCCATTCTGACGGCCGGCACGGTCAAGAACCCCGACGGCGATGCCATGGCGCAGTCCTACCAGTTTGGCTTCACCACCGGGACTCTGAGCCTGGCCACGCCTCCCAGCCCGGCGCTCCTGCCCACCGAGCTTTCCCATATCGACCCGGCGACGATTGAAGTGCGGCCCCGGGCCGTGATGGGCAACGACCTGACCCGGGAGATTGAACTCCTCTTCCCGGCCAATATCGACCCGGCTTCCATAACCGCGGAGGACATCGGGGTTAGCGTGGAAGCA